GTGCGAAGCATCGCGAGATTTTTCTGCAAATGAAGGCAATTTGTGGTTGACGACGACACCTAAATGGCAAAGCAGCGAACCAGAACATCAGCCGTGACGGAAATCGCTGATTTCGCAGGGGTTTCGCGTCAGACCATCTACGACTGGCAGAAGCTGCCTGGATATCCACGCGCGCCAGATGGATCGGTTGCGTTGTGGGATTTGTGCGAGTGGCGATGTCGAGCGGCTGGAGCGGATGTTTCTCCAGAAACAGAGGGAGGGTCGGATTCGCCGGGTCTTGAGCGGTTTCGAGACGCCAGAGCAGAGCAGGAAGAAATAAAGCTGGCGGAAATGAAAAGACAGGTCGTGGCGATCGACTGGATGCATGCCAGGCTGAATGAGATCGCATCACTGATTCGCGGGGCCGGTGAGCAGTTGCAGCGGGAATACGGGCCAGATGCGTTGCAGATCCTTGAGGATGCGATTGCGGAGGCAGAAGGCAAGATAAAGGACTTGGGTTCAGAGTGATAACCGCCGAAAAATTGGATATGCCGACGCACTTTGAGGAAATTCGCTGGCTGTTGCAGGCCAGTCGGACACCTCGATTGCGTACGCATAGACAATTCGCGGAGAAAGAAATCGTTTTGCCACGGACGGGACCAAAGGGCGGGCGTCGGTTTAAGTGCGAGTTTCAGCCGTACACAGGCCTTTGGTACGACGCCATCGGATCAGGGTTGTTCAATCGCTTTATAGCGACGGGGCCAAGCCAATCAGGAAAAACGCTCAACTGTTTTGTTGAACCAATCGTGTATCACCTGTTTGAGCGTCGGGAAAACGTCATCGCGTTCGCTCCAGATGATGCGATCTGCGAACAGAAGTGGCTGATTGACATCCTGCCGATCATTCAGGAATCGCAGTACGCCAGGTTTCTTCCGAAACGTGGTGGGGGTGCTCAGGGAGGATTTGACCGGCTCATCAAGTTTGCGAACGGAACGTACATCATCTGGATGATTGGTGGAGGGGGAGACAAAAACAAATCAGCCGCAACAGCACGTGTGGCAGTCGGGACAGAAGTCAACGGGATGCGGACCGGGGCGGCGACATCCCTGGAGTCTGGGCCGCTGGAGCAGATCGAGGCCCGTCTGAGGTCGCACGGGCCGCGAGCAATCATGTACATGGAATGCACGGTAGATACGGAGGATGGCCCGATCTGGACCGGCCTGAAGTCTGGGACTGACTCACGAATCGCTTTGAAATGCCCACACTGTCCGGAGTGGGTGACGCCGGAGCGTGAAGACTTCGCTGGGTGGGAGACAGCACAGAACGAATTAGAGGCGGAGCAGAAAGGAAGGTTCTACTGCCCGCAATGTGGCACGGGATGGAGCCCACTGCAGAGACGAGAAGCCAACGTGGCAGCCAAGCTCGTACATCGTGGGCAGGTGATTGCGCAGGACGGCACGATCTCAGGTTCGGTCCCGCAAACTCGCACATTCTCAATGCGGTGGAGTGCCGTCAACAACCTGTTCGCCGAGGAATCGCAGATCGGCCTCGAAGAGTGGAAGGCTGCAAGGAAAGCGGACCGCGAATCAGCAGAGCGGGAGAGGTGCCAGTTCGTGTGGACCATTCCGGTAGCGGACACGTCAACGGTATTTGAGATCTCAGAAACCCTGGTTGCTTCGCGGCTGACGGGATTGCCAAGGTACATGCTGCCGGCCGACACGCAATCGCTGGTCTGCAAGATCGACGTGCACGCCAGGTGGCACTACTGGGCGGTCATGGCCTGCGGTCCCGAAATCGACGGACGCGGCAGAGCGTATTCAGTTGTTCACTACGGAATCCAGAGGACAACATTTGATGAAGGGTCGTCATTCAAAGAGGCGATCATCGCCGGACTGGAAGCCATCAAGCGGGAACTGGAAGAGACTGAGTGGAAAACAACGGCGGGTGACGCATGGTCCGTAGATCTTGTGGACGTTGACGCCGGTTTCGAACAGGACGCCGTGCTGGAATTTGTGACAAAGGCAACGTCGACAGAAACCGCGTGGACGATGTCAAAGGGCGAGGGGGACAACTATGTCCATCCAAAAAAAGAAACGAAAGACACCAAGTTGGGAAATCACTGGTATCGGTCGCGACAACAAAAGAAGAAGGAGTCCAACAAGAAGGACTGGTGGTTGACGATTGCAGAGACAAACTGGTGGATGCGACAGGTTCACGCGGGGTTTATGTCCGATGCGTTCGAGGACGATGGCACACGCAAGCCGGGTTCAATCGCCTTATGGGGAGACGATCCGAAAGCCCACATGGAACGAGTGGATAAAACGATCAGCCGAAGTTCATGGGCATCGCAGTTGGTTGCGTGGAAGTGGCAGGAGAAAACAACGCCTAAGACGGGGACGACAATGGCATGGGTGCCGCAATACGGCGACGGCAAGGACGATCACTTTTTTGATGTGGGATACGGGCTGTTGGTGGCGTCATCACTCGTTGCAGACATACGAAAAAGAGCAGCGCAAGAGGATCAAGCAATATCATTGTCGGAGTGGTTCAGATGATCGAGCGCTGCAAAGACTGCGGGGCAACGCACGGCACGGAGCCGGAGTTTGACGAGTTCTGGCAGGAGTGGCGAAGCAAATGCGGTAACTGCGGGGCAGGCGTTGTATGTGCTGCGCCAGAGGCCGAAGACGCAGCCCAGGATCACGGGCCGGTCTACTACGTGCCGGTAGAATGTCCAAACAAAAAATGCCGTTCAACTAGCTGTCCGGTGAGATCGACGCCGGGAGGAAAAATCAGACACCACAAATGCAATGATTGTGGACGTTGCTTTAAGTCGATCGAGAAAAGATTGTCGGAAATAGTGGGAGGCGAGTGACGTTTCGTAAGAAACTGAATTTCGCCGTGATTACAGAATCTGTAAACGCCATCTGTTCGCGAGGGCGGGGCCAGATCAGTATCACGCACATGGCAACCGCTTCCACCCTCAACGATGATGTCGACGCCGCGAGAGCGGCGATGTTGTTGCTTGATTGGCAGACGGCTATCGACTTGCTGATGACAGTCAAGCTCCTGTTGGCAACGCGACCAGACACGATGTTTGGCGGCGGCGCTGGCATGCGATTTAACGCCAAGGACATCGACGCGCTGGTGTTGCAGTGTCAGCAAAGACTGAGGGAAGCCAGTAGCCGGGCCGCAGCGGCGGCGGGCGATCCATTCTACGTTGCGATTCCCGTTCGATACGTCGGTGAAGGAGGTTGCGATGTTTGATTGGGCGAAAGCGGTCATGATCCGCACGGTTGAAGCGATTGATATCAGGCGTTGGATGAACGCCAAAAGCAGCCGGTTGAACGATGCTCACTGGAAGGGGCATGAGGATAAATCGGTCAACGAGGACATCAGTCTCTCGCTGGCAGATTATCGCAAAAAATGCATAAGTGAGGCGTCGGATAATCCGTTTGTTAGCGGAATGATTCATACGCAGACAACAGACATCGTCGGGCCAGAGGGTCCGATCATGCAGTCGCAGTCGAGTAACGCAAAATTCAACCGGTCCTGTGAAAAGGTCTGGAAAGACTGGTTTGCCATGCCTGACCTGAACGGTCAGCTTTCCGGTGTCGATATGATGCGAACGTGGATACCGCAGCTATGGACGTGCGGTGAGTTCATTGAACAGATCACAAACGATCCGCGATTGCTCAGGGGAGAAAAGCTCCCAGAGGATGAGGATGGTTCTCGGATCGTCGCGATGAGGCTGCTTTCAGTGCATCCACGCAGAGTGGTCGCACCATTGAGGATCAATACTCAAACGGTGAATGTTGACGGTGTCGAATGCGACGCCAACGGCAAACCGGTCAGCTTGTGGGTCAAAGACTTCCTGTCGGACGAATCAGCCTACATGCGTTCAATGCTTCCAAAGCAAATGGACGCAAGCGGGTTTTTGCACTGTTTTCAGCGAGTCGAATCAAATCAGGTTCGCGGGTTCCCTTGGCTAGCTCCATGTCTGCAGACGGCAGCGGATTTGCGTGATTTGGATACCCAAGTGCTTGACGGCTTGAGACAGGCTGCAGACTGGATGGTCTTTTTTGAATGCGAAGATCCATCGAATCCGCCGCGAGCAATGACGGGTGAAATCAAAAGCAAGCGGCGGATGATGCGGGCCTTGCCACCTGGTTACAAAGCAAAATCGATTCAGGCCAATCTGCAGCAGATGAACTACACCGAGTATCGCAAGACGCGACTGGCGGAACTCGGCAGAGTCGTATCGATGCCACTGATGATGGTCATTCTCGATTCGGGAGATCATTCGTTTTCTGCGGCCAATTTCGACGCTCAAATTTACTCACGTGGAAACGCAGCGACTCAGTCATGGCTGGAACGGGTTGCGTTGAGGCGGCTCGTCAAGATGGTCAGACGCGAGGCCGCGTTTAAGGTGCCTGCACTGAGAACGGTACCAGACGATTGGGAGATCAAGTTTACGTGGTCACGTCCACCGCATGTTGATCCTGTCAAGGTGGCGAATTCGCTGGAAATCCTGTTGCGGCTCGGGCTGATATCGGAAATCGAAGCCTGTGGAATGTTGGGCTTGGACTACGAGCAAGTGGCGTCGAGCATCGCACGAGTGTCAGAGATTCGTGGAGAAAACAGTATCGGACAATCGCTGGCTCAGATCGTCGCCAGTGCTCAGGCAGCAAGCCAGCAGTCGGCATCGGAAAAGCGGTTTGAGGCGATGATTGTCGAACTGCGCGAGCAGGTTGCGGAAGTTCTTGAGAGGAGCAGAACAAGTGCCGTTTGAAACAATGTCTCGACGTGATTTGGCCTCCCAGTCGATATTGCTGCGTGCCGCGTCCATCAACGAAAAGGAGCGTAGCGTCGAAGCGGTGTTGACCACTGGAAACGCCGTTCCGGTATTCGACTGGAACGACTGGGAAATGGTTGATGAAGTGCTCATTCCAGAGGGAGCAGAGTACGCCGATCAGATTCCGCTGCTTGAATCACATATGAGATGGGACACCGGGGATCTACTCGGGTCGATCCGTTCAATCCGCCGTGAGGGCGACAACCAGATTGTCGGCAGGTTGTTTTTCGTCGAGGGAGATCCGGATGTCGAGAAGGTGTGGAACAAGGTTCGCCAGGGGCATCTGACGGACGTTTCGATCGGATACCAGATTATTGAATCGGTCAAGCTGGAGCCGAATACAAGAGCCAATATCGGGGGCCGCGAATTCGCTGCCGGTCCCCGATCAATGCGAGTTGCAACGAAGTATCGAATCAAAGAGGGTTCGGCCGTTGTGATTGGTGCAGATCAGGCAGCGAAAATCCGGGCGGAGCAACTCCCCCCATCAGAAAGGCATACCATGCCAAAGCAGGCGCAGGGGGCGTCTCCCCCAGAAGTCGAAAAACCAGTTGAATCAGTTCGGTCGGAGGCCGACAAGCCGGGTGAACGGTCGGAAGGGGAAAACCCAGGGCAATCGAAGCCAGCGGCGGCTCCGGGATTGACGGAGCTTGATCGACAGAAGCAAATTCGAAAACTTGCCAAGCTGAACACGCGAGCCATCGACGATGAACTCGTGGAGCGATGCCTGGATGATCCGGCATGTACGCCGGACATGGCGGCGGATCTGTTTCTCGGCGCCCATCGGGCAGAGCGAAAGCCGCCAGTCGGCGCGAAGCCGAAAGGAAACGTCGAAGTTAAAGACGACGAACGAATGGCAGGGATCCGGCTGGTGTCTCTGGCGTTTGCAACACGCGGCGGTGTCGATGTCCGAAGGGTTGCGGATAAACTTCGGGGCGGCTGCTACAGCGGGCAATCGAAATCAGCGAGCCCGTTGGCTGGACGTTCGAAAGACGAACTGGATGAACTGGTCCGTCAGGCGGATCGGTTCGTCGGTTGGTCGCAGGATAAGCTGCTGGAGCGGGCTCTCGAAGTCTGTGGAGTCGAGATTCCGGACAACCGACTCGACATGCATCAGCGAGCACTGTCGACGCCGGCTGTGCAGGATCTGTTCACGACAAATGTGCAGGCTCAGTTGCTGGTTGGTTACCTCGAAGCGGACGACACCACGACACAGGGCTTCGTCGAGGAAACCGATGTCGAGAACTACCTGACCGCAGAGGCGGTAGATCTCAGCAAAATGGGCGGCATGAAAAAACGGACTCGCGGGAAATCTGCAGAGCACGGCGACATGTCGAGCAACAAGGAGACCTATTCGGTTTCATCGTACTCAGAACAGTTCACCTGCGACGAAATGGACCTGATCAACGATCGGTTCGGGGCAATTCAGCAGAAGGCACCGAAGGAACTGGGGGCAGACGCCAGGCGGCTGCGTCCGGATCTGGTCTACTCACTGTTGCTCGCCAACCCGACATTGGCACAAGACAGTGTTGCTGTGTTCCACGCCACGCACGGCAATCTGCTGACGGGCGGAACATACGCGATGAGCAAGGCCGCGTTGGAATACGCGATGAAAACCATGATGGCGCAGTATGAACTGCGAGGAAAGCAGAAGATTCGCCTCAATCTGCGTCCGAAATGGATCATCGTTCCAACGGGGCTCGGAAACTACACCGAGGAATTGATCGGATCGTCGAAGTTGCTGGCAACCGGACTGACTGATGCGGTGCGTGGCGACATGAATGCTCTTGTCGGCAAGAAGCTGGTCGTCATCGAAGAGCCACGCATTGACGCTACGGGATGTTGGAATCCAGTGACCGAAGCAATGGTCACGGGATCGGCAACAAACTGGTTCATGCTCTCCGACCAGCGGAAGTCGATCCAGGTGGCGTACCTCCGTGGTACGGGACGACTGCCACGATTGCGGTCGAAGTTCTTCGATTCGGATGGGCTGTACGGAATGCAGTGGGATGTCGAACACAGCATCGGTTCCGCCATTCTGGGATACCGCGATCTGCTGAAGGCCAACGGGGCCTGATCGTAGGTGATGTGGCACCGGCTCGCGGGAGCCGGTGTTTCTTCTGTTCAATAAGATAAGTTTCTTCAAAGCAACTCAATCTCCTTAAGGGGCGATTCATGTCTACGGCAGCGAAATGCATTCGCCGGGCTTGCGACGATACGTTGCAGGTAACGGCGTCGACAACGGTATACGGTGGCGATCCAGTTGTCTTGGACGATGGCCGGGCAGCGGTCAAGTGTGGGCTGGAAACGGCAGTCTCAGGCGACAAAATGTCGGTCGATACGGAGGGTGTGTTTGACGTCACCAGCGCGTCGGCAACGACGTTCAGTCGCGGCGATGAAGTCTGGTGGGATGCGTCAGCGGCAAAGGCAGTGCCAGCCAGCACGACGCTTGACACCAGCGACTTTTATTTGGGAGTGGCGGACGCAGACAAGGCGTCGGGCGATTTGTTTGTCAGGACGATCCTGAACAAGCGAGTGGCATTAAGGCCAATCGTGTACGAGTTCGATTGTGAAACGACGGTAGACTCGGCAACCCACGTTCTAGTTCCGGCAAACCAGAACTCGAACGGGTTCGTTGTAGAGCTTGTCTATGGTGTCGTGACAGAGGTATTCGCCGGTTCGACGCAGGATCAGGGGATCGTCACTGTCCGTGATGGCGACGGCAACACGATTGCCACGTTGACGCCGTCCGACGCAAGCGCGGACGCCGTTGGAGATGTCATCATCGGGACCAGCAAATTGTTGGGAGGAGCCACTGGAGACGCAATCAAAACAGTGGCCGCTGGCAAGTCCATCACGGGGACGGTGACTCAGGAAACGACAGGGACCAGCAAAGCAGGAAAGATGAAAGTCTACCTGAAGCTGACTCCGCTTGCGTAATTGCCAGGTGACATGTGACCGGGTGACCCCTGTAGCGGTTCACTCGGTCACTCGGTCACATTTTAGAGGGTCGCAAGATGAGTCGTTTCACGGATGACTTTTCAAGGGCATTCGAGAGCGATGTCCTATTCGAAATGGGTGACCAGATCGAGTACCACCCGTTGGGACTGGATGCCAGAAACATTGATGCAGTAGTCAACGAGAAGGCGAGCGACCAGAGAGATGGGCAAAGCCACGCAACGCAATTCCGCATATTGTCCGTGTCCTGCCTGAAATCATCGCTGTCAAAATCACCCAGAACCGGTGACTACGTTGTCTGGGAGACGAAGAGATGGGACTTCGACCGACAATTCGGTGACGATGGCGGAGTGCTCAGGCTGCAATTTGTTCGCGAAGAAATTCAGACATCAGGCATCAAACCGGTAAATCTATGACCGCATACACGCCGACAACGGGACTTGCCAAAGCGATGCTGAAGCTGCATCGGATGGTAGCCTTATCGGCGGCGTTTCAGCAGAAAATCGGCGGGGATTACTCCGCAGCATGTGACCGGGTGTTGTTTGAAGGTGTCCCGGACAAGGAACTCGCCGAAGTAGAAGGAATTGCAGAAATCACAGACGACAAGTGTTTCGCGTCGATCTGGATCAATGCCAGCGGGGCCAGGGCCGTGTCTGATGGGTCGCAGGTCGACTTGAGGGACCATGCGGAGTTGCATTTGTATCTCAGGACGCCCGTCAACCCAGCAATGACGACGTGGAACGACAGGAGGTTGGAGGCTGTTGACGTACTGGAGACTTGGACGCAGGAAATATTGCTGTTGTCAGGTGCGGACGATCAAGAGCCAGTCATCGAGGGTGAGGGGCATCTGGCGATCAGTTCTGTAATCGTCCCGATGCATGGTCATTCCCCCAGAAAGACGCGGGAATCAACGGGAGACTTTTTCTATCGTCACATGCTGGTCAGTTATGGCGATGCCGTGATTGGGGGTGCGTGATGCCTCTGGTAGTGCTTGATGCTGTGGTTCAGTCAAACGTCAGGGGACTTGGCCGGGCGATGCCAGCAATGCAGCGGGCCAGTTTGCGGGACACCGGGGAATGGTGGCATCGGAACAAGCTGCAAAGCCACTTCACTCCGGGAAACGAGTCGCGGTATGGCAACATGCCTCGCAACACGCTCTACATGCAGGAAATCAAGAAGGATGAGGGGGTCGGGCCAGGGCGTTACGTCAAGAACACGCTGAAAGGAAAGTCGCTCCGCTGGATGATGGCTTTCCCATCGATCACAGCGACGAGCCATCAGTGTGTCGTTCGAATGGTGACGCCAACCTACTTCGATAAGCCGTTCGTCGGGACATTCATTGATGAACAGACCGGGCGGCTGAAAATGGTCACGCGACAACCGGACAAGCCAGCAGAAGCCACTGCGGTCAATAACGCGGACTGTCAGGAAATGTCACAAGTTTTCGCATCAGGCATGGAGATGCGAGCCCAATTGAAATTGAGAGGAATCTGATGATCTCGACGCCGTTAAAGCTGGACGTGATTACACTGGCGACTGTCGCGACACCGGGCACGCCGGTTGCGACCTTTTCAGCAATCAAGAATGCGATGATCAAGGGCGGGGCTCAGTTCTTTACCGAAGCTCCAGCCGGGCACCCAGCGCCACTGTTCGGGGCGATCGAACGAATTCAGCCAGAAATCACATTCACGACGCCACAGATTGACGTGGTGCTGGGGCTATTGGCAGCGTGGGGTGCAGGCCTCAGTGCAAAGCTGTACCAGAAGAAAACCACAGGGGCGGCACCTCTTGCCAGGTCAGGTACGGTTCACAAGCGGCATGATGTCGCTCAAGCATTGACCTGCTGGTCTCAGGTGATGTTGCCAGCACTCGCACGAGCGACGGCTGACGTAAGTCTCAGGCCGACCTACAACGGGTCTGCTCTGCCGATCGTCGCGAATGGGTCTGTGTCATTGCCTGCCGGTGCAATCACGGCTGCAAACTATTTCGCGGCAGGTCCGGTCTATGTCAACGCAACATTGATTGACGGTGTCGAGTCGGTAACGATCGCCAGCGGATGCCAGTACACGGGGACGAATGACTCAGACTCCGTGTACGACGTCTACGGAGAATTAACGATCCGCGAAACGATGGTCACCATCAAGACGAAAAACCCGGTGAACTGGTCGACGATCCTCCTTGGGGGAACAGCCGTCACAGATTTGACGATCTACGCCAAGGCCTGGGCTAACGCCGATTCCACGAGCTTTCAATCAAATTCGTCGACAGTGCACACCAAGATCAATTGCACTAAGGGGGTGGCGGCTCCAGAGAGCAGCAGTGCAGACGGGCAGGCGTTGTACTCGGACACGATCAGCATTCTCTGCCTGGCTCCAGACGACACGCACGCTCCGTTCACTCAGTCCGTCAATCAGGCAATTATCGTCGCTCCGTAATATGGTGAACCATGTCGCAGTTTTTGTACTTCATTCCGGGCTTGCCACGTCCAGCATTACCACGTGCTGAGGTCGCAGCGACGTTTGCACGAACGGCGTTATGGGATCTGGTGCGATCTGACAAGACGTGGCAGACGGACGAAGTGATTTGCAATCCATTGCATCAGGACGGGCCAGGAGGTCAGACCGGGACGATCTTCGCGGTGTTGCCGGGCGGGATGATCACCGACGAATCATTCGCGGTCGATTACCGTCCAGGGCTGCAGACGTGGATCAAGATCACGGATGCGGGGCCTGTGGCGTGGCTCGGTTGGTACACGGACAATCCACCGACCGAGCGAAGCCTGAGAAGAATGCTTTGGTTCACAGGTGAGCAGGTAACGCTGAACGACGATTGCGAATGGACGGCACCCATCATCAGGAATCATTCACCGGGGGCCAAGGTAACGCTGCCGATGTCCGTTGGGCTGAATGACTCGGGCGTCCGAGTGATGACCGTCAAGCCGCAATATCAGCGATGGGTGAACCTCGCCAAACGCATCTGGGACAACGAGGATCTGCCACTCGGAGAATTATGGGACAAGGCGGCGGAGGTCTTGTCACTCAACTATCGAGTTGGGCCGTACGAGGTCAACGCACTCGGGCTATTCGAAATCGTTGACGACGCTTCAGGGCAGGTCGCCAACTGGTATCAGATCCTGCAGGCCGCGATCGATTGGCGGACAGTTACGGAACTGGTTGGTGAGATCGAAAAAAAAAATACACAGCCGCCAGCCTGATGACGCTGTGTTGGATAAAAGGCCGTGACGTCGCAGGCCGGAGTTTAGGGGAAATGTTCACACTCGCAGCGAGGGGTTAAACGTGGCAAGGAAAGAAAAGAAAACAACGGAGGAAGTCCAACCGTCGGAGACATCGCCAGAGTCAACGGTGGCGGCCGACATCGACAACGCGAACGATGCTGCAGCATCGCCAGAAGCAACGAGTGAGGCCTCTGTATCGTCGATCGACGAACAAACGGCAATCACAAATTTCGAAGCGGCCAGGGATCTTTGGACGCAGCAGTCACTGATCGTTTTGGAACTCAGGAAACAGTGCCTGGAAATGTTGAAGCTGTCGATCATGGATGATCACCGGAGACAGATGATCAAGTTCCGCGTCACTGACTACATTCCAGACCTGATGCCGGTGGAAACTCGCGAGAAATTCGACGCACGGCGAGAAGAGTTGAATCACAGCAGGGAGACTGAAGAAGGAAATCTCCGAATCGCGAAGGAAGCGGTGGAAGAGATCATGGAAATCATCGATCGTGAGTTTCCGAGTAATCGAGAGACGGAATGCCAACAACAGTAACACTACGACCCGCAGACGGTAATAGCTGGACAATTCCCGCCGGAGTGACCGTTGTACAGCTTGATACCACGGGTAATGGATGTGCGGGGGGCGTGAACTCGGCTGGTCAGGGTGGTGGCGGCAGCGGTGCGTTTTCGTCGGTGACGGCGCTGCCCGTTACTCCAGGGGGATTTCTGACATTCAACTGGGGGAACGTTGGGACGCCAGGTAATGCATCCACGCCAGTATGGGTTAGCAAAACCGGCTCGCAGCCAACAAACACGTCACAAGGGTGTTTAGCCGATTCAGCTGGCGCGGCGGGCACGGGATCCACAATCGGAGGCACCGGTGGGCTAGCAGCAAACTCGATTGGCGATGTGAAAAACGATGGGGCAAACGGGGTAAATGGATCAGTTCCGGGATCTCGCGGCGGCGGTGGAGCAAATCCAGGGACTGCGTCCGGACCAGGCACATCAGGTACTGCTGCGACGGGAGCGACAGGCGCCGGGAATGGCGGAACCGGTGCGGGAGCGAATGGCACCGACGCGACGGGAGATGGGTGTGGCGGCGGCGGTGGCGGACCATCAGCCACGTCGGGTGCAGGTAAGGCTGGCAAAGTCGTGATCACCTACACCGCAAGAACTGCGATTCGAAACCCAGTATCAAAACGTCGCAAAAGGCGACGATGAAAGGCGCATAAAATGAGTCATCCAGCGGCTGAGATCAGCAGCACGGACTTTTTTCACGGGTCGTTTTCGGTGGGTGGTACCAAGGCCGCATTAACGGCACTGCCTGCATTCTGTCGCCGTGGTGTCACTGTCAAAGCGGCATCAGGTAACACCGGGACAGTCTATGTTGGAAAATCGACAGTGACAGCGGGAGTTGCAGCGGCGACGACAGACGGGTTTGCGCTGAATGCAAACGAGGAAGTGTTTATCGAGGCCAGCGATCCGACACAAATCTACGTGATCGGATCAGCCAGCGGCCAGGCGGGTAGCTGGATAGGGTCCTAAAAGCAGTTCTTGGTTCATAGTTCTTGGTTCATAGTTCTTGGTTCATAGTTCTTGGTTATTGGTTGGGGGGAGACATGGCGAAAAAACAAGCATCGTCAGAAGTGCCGAGTGGCGATCGACCATCGCCGGACACGGCGTTGGTGGATCCAATCGTCGGGGGCGGCGATGTCAGCTCGATGAAGGCCTGCGAAATCTGCAAATCGCCGATCATCGTCGAAGATGCAGGTGGGGACCTGCACTGCCAGCAAGGCCACAGCTACGCGGCCAACTTCAAGCAATTCGAATTCGGACCGATCACAACAGCCGAAATCGAACGCCTGAAAAAGGAGGCCACAGCAACAGACCCGCCTGCAGCATCGCCACAAACAACGATCCAGGCAGGTAACTAAGAACAAAGCACCAAGAACCAAGAAAGCTTTCGGAATCATGCCAGCCGCCCTAACCATTACCGGGAATACGAACGACGCTTTAGCGGCAATCGCCAAGCTGGAGCGTCAGTACGACTCATTGGAAAACAAAATCAAGCGAGTCAAAAAGACGTCCGAGGAAGGTGATGGAGGTTTCGGAAGAATGACCCAGGGGGCAACTGCGTTTGCTCAAAGGGTAACCGGGGTAGCGAGCGCAGTTGATTTGGTCGTCAAGGGTATTCAACTGGCAAGCCAGGAATGGGACGACTTCGTTCGGCGTCAGGAAAAAGCGAAGGATGCGAATCTGTCATTCGCGCAGACGCTGACGAAGCTGGCGTTGGCGACGGACGCACCATTGCCACAGGTCAGAGAGCAGATTCAGCGATTGTCCACGGACAACAATGTCCCAATGCAGATCGTTCCGGAGATGCTGAACAGGATGCAGGCGGCAAAGGGGCCGACACAGACGACACAGGACGTGGAAAAGACGTTTGTCGCAGCGGCACAAATTGCCAGGCACGATAAAGAGTCGATGGTGCAACTGGGCGAAACATCTCTCGACATCACGAAGCAAATACCAGGCACGACGCCAGAACAGGCGATCGGGTTTTCACTCGCCGCACAGGCTCAATCAAGAGTCGCCGATCCTGCCGCATTTAACAAAAACGTGATTCCGGCGGTGCTTGGTGGAAACAAGATCAATAACACTCCGTTGGAATACGGAGTAGCCATCAGCAACGCTCTGACGCACGGTTCCGGAGACACGACGGGAAAGAGAACAAATACCGCTCAGATTAGCTTAGAAATGCAGATGGCAGAGGCGCTGCCGGAGTTCAAAACAACTCGTGAACGTATTGAGGCGATGCAGGCAGATCCAGCATTGAGAGACGCATTCCTTGAAGGCAAGGAGTACAAGGGAAAGAAGCTGAAGGGTCTGCAAACCGAGTTCACATCACCAGACGGGAGGGTGATGAAAATTGAGGACGCAGACGGCTACTCAGGTGAGCGACGCATGGCGCCAGCGATTAAGGCCATGCTGACGGCAGGAAGCGCTGAAGCAAAGATCATGGCAGAAACAATGGCGACACTGCCATCGCTCGAAAAATCATCGGAGGAATTCCAGCGACGCGCGAAAGAGATGCGAGAAGATCCCAATCTCAAGATTGCCGATCAGAATCAGTCCCTGGTGAACTCAGCAGAACGGGCCAGGATCAAGGATACGGCAGGCGCGAAAGGGGGTGTTGTTCGCCAGGGATTCGAGGAGAACATGAGCGCCGAGGGGATTGGTTGGATGCACCGTCAGGAAGCGGGATGGGCAAAGTGGTCACGAGAAATGATGGGGCAGTCGCCGGAAGAGGCAGCAACCAACACCGCCAGAGCCCTTGAGGGTGCGTACTACTCAAGAAATAACGCTCAGACTGCCCAGCGATTCGGGAAGGTCGCAAAGTCGTTAGAGGGATCGCAGTCCAATGAGATGGGACAGGCGGGAAATGGCGGAGAAAAATCCCTCGAACAAATCCAGAAAGAGGGACGAAAACTATCACAGGACTTAAGCCTGGAGCGTAGAAGGCCGAAAGAGGATCGCGACGAAAAGATGATCGCTGTGATGGAAAAGCAGTTGGAAGCCCTTGAGGAAATGCGGAAGGAAAAGACAAAGCGGCCAATCAATCTAAAGGGGAACGTTGAGTGACCGCCCCATACATGATTGGCGACTTCGAATTTGTCTCGCTGAAGGGAATGTCCTCGAACGGCGGTCCTCCTGAGACGGTACGCAGGACAGCCAGTCCGGTGCAGAGGCCAGGGACAGCGGGAACCGGATTCGTCACGACTGGCGTTAAGGGCAGGCCGTTTGCCATGGCGTCAATGGTGGATGTGATTAGCAAGTCAGTCGCTCAGGCCTTGTGCGTCGCGTACGAGGCAGCGGTGAACGACGAGCTTGTCGAGGTCATTCACGCGGGAGCGAACTACAACGATGAACCGACATCCAACAAATACTGGATCTTGGATGTCTCAGCATCATGGCGCCGGGTGTCAACGTCTCTGGGCGGGACCTGCAGCGGGCCATACGTCGTAGAGGCGGTCTGGACGCTGATCCCGGTCTACGTCGCCCCGCCCCCGCCGCCACCGCCGGCATGAACCAAGCACCCAGGAACCAAGAATCAGGCACCGGGACTCATGAACCAAGCACGAGGAACCAAGAACCAAGAACTTTTCCATGACTTCCATATCCACCTCCAAACGCACCGTCTACCGTCATCCCAAAGCGGTCGTATCGATCGCGGACACGCTTTCCACGGGTGAATTCGTCGTTGTGCCGTATCTGTATGCCGAGATGCTGCGGCTGGCAGTTGCTCCCGAAATCGAGCAATGCCGTCTGTCATATACGTACGGAAAGATTCTGAGAGAGGGAGCAGCAGGGCCGGGGCCATCGACGTACGCGCCAAAGGATCTGAACGGAAAGTTCGTCAAGGTCGTGATCAGTGACACCGTTCACGAAGACGACTCAGATGTTTCTGACGAAACAATCACATGGCATGGCATCATCGAATACGACGAACGGAACACAGCAGGCACAACGCCAGATCCGGAGAACACGCCACAGGGCGAACAGCAGGTCATGGCTTATGGGCTGCTGAGGATGGCAGATAAAAGACCCGTAAACTTTTCGTACGTCGATACCGATGGGACTGAAGCCAACAAATATCACTCACTGACGGGAATCGTCTTCAACACGGACCAGCAGGGCCAGTACGCGAGGAGTGGCAATAGATCAACTAACAGGCTAAAGGACGCAGACGACGCGGATACAAAATATGTCTTCAGTTGGGACCAGCGAGGCCAGCAGGAGTGGACAGCATTCACGGCGGTTGAGTACCTGTTGGAATACCACGCTCCATGGGCAGCAGATGGGACAGTCCCGAACCGGTGGAGATTCGCCGATGATGTGGATGTCGACTATCTCGACTGGTGGCAGGTCAATCAGCCAACAGACGGAATGACGCTGAAAGCATTGCTCGACGCACTGATTCCACGATTTCGCGGCGTCGGTTATTGGGTCGACTTCGATACGTCAACAAACGAAATAGTGGTGCACGTCTTCACGTTCAACAAGACGGATTTGTTGTTGCCCAACGGACAGACGTTGAAAGCCAATGCGAATCAGCGATCGCTGGACTTTGAACACGCATTCGACATCACTCAGGCCAGCGTCAGGAATGCCACAACGCAGCGCTATCACCGAGTCATCGCACGCGGAGCCAGGCGAACGACGACATTTACGACCCGCATTGCAGCGGCACTCGGGACGACATCAGAAATCACGCGCCCAGCATGGTCGACGGATGATGAGGCTGAATACAAAGCCGGGGCCAGCACAGCATCAGACTATTCAGGATTGAGCCTGACGCAGCGACAGAACAGAAATGCGATCGCACGGAATTCCGATCGATTGAACGAGGTGTTTCGCCGATTCGTACTGAATACGCATGTGGCAGCGGACAAGCGATGGAACGGCAAGATTCCACATCCTCACAAGCTGCTCGACAGTCCGGAATACTGGTTGCGAGGAGACCAGACGGCAGAGACATACACAGCTTTGGTGGACGAGGAAGGAGATTGGGACGGCAGGGATCTCGTGCCGCTGCTCAGGGTGATGCGAGGGCTACCGCTCTATGAACGTCACAACTACAGCGGTACCGCCTTGGCAGACTTCGTTTACGCGGCGGCATTTACGAGCCAGGTACATCCGTCATTCATTCCGCTGCTGGCCTACGCGAGAACATACGCCGGAAATGGCGATGCAGCCGACGGCGAGGCAGTCAATCTGCATCGGTACGAAATGCTTGACCGACTGCATCAAAAGTCATTCGACTCGAAATCCAATCGAGACTGGTCATGCCGTGTCAACGTGGTGGATACGGAGCCGGGATTCGAATTGATCGCAGACGTGCCTCATTTCATCGGCGGGCCGACTGCGGGCGAGGGAACGGGATGGGCCGATACAGCGGATTCGCAAAAGTCGCGTCTGCATGGTGGCCTCGATTACAAGGACATGTGGGTAACACTCTGTGTGGAGTTAACAGAACGCGTCGAGCAATCCGCAGTCCTGAACGAGGCTCCAGCGGGGGTAGCCGAAGAGATCCTGTTGATAGAGGTCCCCAACGCCAGATTCGATTACGTCATCCCCCATACAACGGTCGAGATTCGCGACGGCCTGCCGATCGAGACGACCAGCGGGGGAGCGGCCAAGGATGATCGGATGCGTCTGAAGTCGATCGCAACGGCGGCGGCTCAGTGGTATTCGACAACGCGTCAATCTCTCGATCTGCAGTGGCAGCAGATCAGAGCGACGTTCCAGCTTGGGTGGTTGATCACAGACGTAGGGGGCCGCTATCAGTTGGCAGACGTCAACACGCCAATCACGGCCATCGTCTACAACCTGGGAGGGTCTCACGCTCCAGGGACAACGCAGACTGGCAACACGCACATTGAAACCTCATTCACGAATTTGGATTTTCAGTGATGGACTTCAGTAACACCAATCGTGAATTGGCCCGCGTTCCGGTGCGGGAACGACAACAAAGACCAGCGAATGAGCTAGTTCTGTTCATCGCTCTCGAAACGTTCTTGCCGTGGTCTTATAGCGGTGAGGAGTGGTGCTACGGGTCGCAGGATGCGATTGTGGGGCGGGCGGCGAAGCTGGAGTTTCATCCAGAGTTTGACAGTCAGGCGTATCAGTCGAAGCTGACGTATTTTCGTGTTGAGGGTGAAGCTCACTGCGTCTGGATGCCAGCAGAAACAGATTGCAAGAACGCCAGTGGACACGATCAGCGCTGGAAGATCGGATGTGGAGAATACTTCTGGGCCATCTGGAACGGGCAATCGGGGCGGTATGAGGCTGTCAGTCCAGGTAGACGGCAGGATCTCGACTCATTTACGCAGACGGCGGAGTGTCCGTGCAAATGGTTCGGGTTTGCCACGTGGAAGGTTGTCACGGTGGAGGGTGTGTCAACGTGGGAACTTGTCGAAAATCATTGCTCCGGATGTTACGACACGGATCGCGCGGGAATACCGACAGACCACCGCTTCAGTGTGACGACGTCGAACTCGGACTGGATCAGAGAGCCAGCACCACTCGCGAGTGATTATGCGGGGGATCCAGACTTTCGCTATGTGACATGCTGCAATGTCGAAGACGTGGCGCCACCTCCGCCGTGCGAACTGACATGTTGTTACGTAGTTCCGGTTCCGCTTCCATCGTGTAGCGGTGGATCAAAAATCAGTCAAGCAATACTACAGGTCGTGACAGGTGGAGAGACGTGTTTGTGGACGACAGACCTGATCGACTATGTGATCTGGGATGAGCAGTTGGGTAGCTGTTGCGATCTGCATCCGTCCGCACACTACTTTTTGACAGTCAGACTAGCTCGCGTATCGATCGTGGGCAGGGTGCTCAGATACGTGTTGTACATGGATACCGGTTGGAGGTCAGACGACGCCATTGACGGCACCACGTGTCCGATCGTACTGGGTGCAGGTACAGTTGGCGCAGGTGCAGTTGGCGGAGGCCGGACAACGATCACCGTCGAATACACACTTGCGGAGGATCCAGACTGTACCAATGATCCAGCAGCAACGCGGAAATACATCGCATTCAGTCCGTACTCATTCGGGTCTGGTGACGATTGCATGACGTGCGCGAGGGACGATGCCTACTGGTCGAGCTTGTGGCCGGGCGCGATCACTGTCAAGAGAATCGCCTGTAATGAGACCACCACAACGACAGAGAGCAGCACGACGGGCAGCAGCACGACAGGATCGTCAACCACCGGAAGCAGTACAACAGGATCGTCAACCACGGGCAGCAGTACAACAGGATCATCAACAACCGGTAGTAGTACGACAGGATCGTCAACCACAGGCAGCAGTACAACCGGGTCATCGACAACGGGCAGCAGCACGACAGGGACAACGGGATCAACAGGATCAACCGGATCATCGTCATCGTCAACAACAACCGGGGCCTGTACGGGATTCGTGAGGTGGACATGGCAGACGGATTCAGACCCACATCACTGGGGTAGCGTCGGGGGCGGGACGGGTTGTATCGATCCATGCACGGCACCTGCTCCAACGTTTGATGGCACATTCGGCGGACAGACGGCTGACGTCTTCTGTGCGTAACAAAGCACCAAGAACGAAGAACCAAGAACTATGATTTATCCCTGCCATCGTCGCGGACCAGTCACAGCCAAGGTGCATGAGCCGCCAATCAAGGTGCACGCCTGCTCAGAATTCGGATCATGCACACTGGAAGAATCACCGCTGAAGGCAGCCGGCAAGCCACTCGCCAATTGTGCGGGGTGTGCACTGCGGCCACGTCCGGAGCAAGAACCAGAGTTGACGATCGGCATCCCGTTCTATCGGGACTGGCAGGGTCTCTCGATGACTCTGGCCAGTATCCGCATGAATCACGATCACTACGGGCGTTGGCAAATTGTCGTGATAGACAACGATCCAAACGGCAAGCCTGACGAGCCAGGTGAGACCAATCACAGCTTCAAGGCAAAGCAGATGTGTCGCATGCTTGGCCGTCAGGGAAATGTGATCTACGAACACTACACGGAAGTCAGTGGCACTGCGGCTGCGAAAGGTCGAGTGTTCCATCACGCCACAGGCCGCGTGGTCGTAGTGATGGACTGCCACGTGATCGTTCAGTCATTTGGCTTGGAACAACTGGCCATCTGGGGCCGCGAGAACCCAGAGTCAAAAGATCTGATTCACGGTGTCCTACTCGGCGACGGCTGCGAGGGTGATGTGCTGGCAACTCACATGACGCCAGCCTGGGGAAGCCTGATGTACGGCCAATGGGGAGTCGACCAAGCGGCACTAGGAACCAAGAACCAAGAACCAGGAACCAGGAACGGTTTGTTTGAAATCCCGATGCACGGTTGCGGCCTGTTCTCCTGCAATCGCCACGCATGGCCGGGCTTCCATCCACAGTTGAGGGGATTCGGTCCCGAAGAGTTCCACCTGCATCAGCGAGTCAGGAGGAACGGCGGGCGGGTCATGTGCGCATCATGGCTCAAGTGGTGGCATCGCTTCGGCAATCCGGGTGGAGCGAGTCCACCGGGCCTGACGCGTGAGGATCGTCTACGCGGCCACCTGATCACATACCTGGACACCGGCAAAGGTGATTCAGAATGGTTCAGCGTCTGCAAACGGCACTTCATTGAGGCCGGGATGGACGAAAAGACATTCGGCACTGTCTGGGTAAAGACAAAAAAGGAATTCAAGGCCGACTGGCAACCGGTCGGCGATCACGTCCACGCAATCTTGGAGGAATGCGGAATCAAGCGTTCAACGTGTCCAGTCTGTCTGCAATGGCAACAGTGGATGAACGAATGGGGAATCGCCGGATGCCAGCAGAATCGAGTCAGGATCATCACAAGGCTCAATGAGCAGGCCAAGGGGGCGTCGTGGTTCGAGGCGATCCGAGTTGCAGGCCGTGGCTACCTATCGACAGAGGCAATTCTTGACGAGGCACTTCGCAGAGCCGGTCAACACACGTGATCGGCGCGGGTCTCCCGACCCCGCCGAAAGACCGACCGAAGGTCTCCAGCTCGGAAACAGTCGTCTGTCTCAAAACCCCCCCCCGTCTCCAAATCTTTTTTCCGAATTCCGAAAAAATATGTGACGATTTGAATTGACCTGCCGATACTGGAGTGTACAATCCACCCATCGCAGTCAACGTGACTGCAAGCAACGCGAACCGGCTGACTGGTAATCAGCCCAACGGAGACAGAGACATGAGCACAACGATCCTTCCAGTCGACAAGCATGGAAACGTCTACTACGGCCCAAAGACGTATTCGGACGCCGAATACGCGATCGACACTGATGGACGAGATCCATTCGCCGTCGCGAGAATGATGTCGGATGCTGGGTATACAGGCGTCGCGGCTCGCATCCGCCGTGACTATGGGCCACGGTCCATGATAAAGGGCGTCACCGTACAGCATGATGCATCGGGCCAGGGCCATTGCTGGCGACTGATTGACCTCACAGACGACATGCTGGTTGATGTGCGAGACGAGATCGAAACCGAAATCATGACCGGCAACGCACAGTGCGACGACTACGTCGCTTGCAATGGTCAGCATTACCGCTGGAGCTAACCCGCGTGATGTTCCTGCCATCGCAGTCAACGTGATTGCGACAACAACCATCGGCTGAGCCTCAAAGAGTTCATGGACGATTGCATCAGTGGTGTTGCGTTGATCGGCGATATCGCGGGCGACATCGACTGGACCTCATTTGCCGCGAGAGTTGACGAGGCGCGTGATTGCGACAACAACCACAGGCTCGCTGGCTGGAATGAGTAAACCCGCGTGATGTTCCTGCCAGCCGTGTGCTACCGAGCGGCTGGCAGGCCCCATTGAAGGGCACGCTCCGTTGTGTCGCTATGGTGCAATTACCAGACGCACGCGGGATCGGTGGGAGGAGCCTCAATCGTGCGTAGGACCAACATCACAATCACTGACGGCCTGCAGACCGCATTACAAGCGATCGCCGATTCCGGCACTGGATCAGTAGCCGCCGAGATCGAGCGGCTGCTATGGGACTCGCCAGAGGTCCAGCAAGTCGCAGAAAAACTGCGGGTAACGCGCGAGGTCAGGAAAAGGCGCGGTGAACGCGGTCGAGGGGCGAAGCAAAGAGACTCCGCAAAGTAAGTATCGATAGATCATCGTCAAATCAAACGTTGGCGGATCCAATCGTCAGCGGTAACGATAATGGCCACATGGTTACTGCTGAACGCCGTTGACATACTCGTCCTGAGATCGCAAATCACCACTCGGCAGCCACTCCCGACACGTGCCGTGCAACTCACCGTCAGAATACATCAATTCACGTCGCGAGCCATCGCGAAACCAATCGGACAGCAGGCCATCCATAACCCATCGTCCGCCTCGCTGAGTCTCTACTACGATGGTGCGAGCACGAATGGCGATCTTGTCGTCGGGTCGAGTGATGTACTCGGTCAATCGATGCTTGCCGTTGGTGAATGATCGCCCTGAACCACGATAGGCGTTGTAGGTGTGACCAGAGAACGTCCAAACGCGACCATCGTAGGTCATCGTGATCGGTGCCGGAGGCCGTGTTGCAAACCACAGGCAGCAGGCAATCAGGATCAATGAAAGGCCGGTAGCAAGGAGGGGTAGTTTAAGCGAGTGTGACATTGCGCAAGTAGACCTTCACGGGTGAGTAATGTTTCAGCCGAAACACGATACACGCCAAATGCGGCGATGTCGCCAGGTAAAAACAATTGTTTCGCGAAAATAGATTGACGAAGGTCGATGCCGCTGGCAAAATCCAGCCCATCAAATTAACAGGCGTGTAGTGAAACCACGTCCAAATCTGGTGACGCGCCGGGGTGATAGGAATTCCGCCCCGCCAATCTTTCGCGTCGAATGGTCCCTAAGGCGGGAAGAATCATGCAGCTTGAACTGAATCGAGCGTATTCGTTCTTGTACCCACGGCATAATTTTCACGGGGTGCTGTCACAGCAAGAATCACGAAAGATCGTGGTAGAAGAAATTCGGGATGTTACGACGCATCATCTCGACGATCGGACGGTTGAAATTCAGCCGCTGTTGAGGCGTGGCAGATGGCTGATCACAGGCATCGATCTTGACAAAAAGGCAGAGCGATCGTTCTACCTTGAGTCGATGCAGCGAGTGAAGTTGATCGAATGAAACTCTGTTACAAACTTTGGAACAAGTTTCGGAGGCGCGAATAATCAACGAAAACAGGATGTTTCGGAATTCGCCTTAACATAGAACCTTTTTGAGGCCAGCAGATTGCATCGGAAACCATCTGGATGGATTTTAAGTCCGATGCGTCTGCCTGTTTCGCCACTCGGCCTGAGGGCTTTTTGATGTTTTGGAACAACGAGTGTTACAAAGTGTGTCGCTCTTTCCAAATGCGGTAAACTTCGTCCTGCGTTCTATTCGCGTCCTCTCCAACGTAGTAAAGCATCGTTGTTTCAATGGTGGAGTGACGCATCAACTCTCGCAGGATAACCGGAGTTACAATCTGCGCCCATCTCGAACCGAACGAACGGCGGAAATCGTGGGCGCTGGCGTATTTTTTCTGCGGCTCCTTTTCGCCGGGTTTCGGGCGTCGGATCTCAACTACGATGTCGGCTGCCTCTCCGATCGCTGAGAAGACTCTGGACACGTCATTCGATGAGTTGTATCTGCCGACATTCCCTCGAAGCGTGAATGTTGGATTGAACACGTATCCGATCCGCTCAGATTCAGGGATGGAGGAAAGGAAGGCAACGGCATCGGGAGGCAGCGGAAACACTCGGTCTTCATGGCCCTTCTCGGCCCAGTCGGGAATTCTCAGTTGCATTCGATCTCCGTTGACGATCACGTGAAAGCCGTGCGAGGTATCCCAGGAAAGTTCCATCGACTCTGCCAATCGCAGACCAGTCAGCCAGAGACCTCGGGCCATGCGATCGTAGTTTGCGACGTGAGCCGCATCGACAACCTTCGGGATTGATGCGAGGAATCGGTCAAACTCGGCGGAGGTGATCGGCCTGCCCTTCATCATCTTTCGCTTGGACGCTCTTGGCTGGGCCGGGATCGTCGGCATCGTCGGCAGGTAACGATTATCGACAGCCCATCGCAGGATCGTCTTGATGTGCCTCATGTGGCTTTGGATTGTCGACTCGGCCAGGTGATTGGATCGCATCCAGGCAGCGTAGTCACTGAGGTACCGGCTGTTGACGTCGCGGATTGCGGAGGGTGGTCGGAACTTGTCCATGGACTTCAGGACGCCGATTACCTTTTCCTCAGTGCGTGTGGCCGTGGCCGACAAAACCGAAGTTTGCAGTTTGTCTTTGAAAGCGTCCCATGCGGCAGAGCCATCATCGCTCAAGTCACCAGCGTTCAGCGCCTTTTCGTGAGCAATCGCCTTTTCGGTTGCATCGCGTTTCTTGGTGCACTTGCTTGATTTGCTGTGAGTCTTTCCAGTCTGCGGATCTGTCCAGCGAAGGACGTAGAACTTTCTGTCAGGGTACTTGATGACATACACCTTGATTTTCATCAGGTGGCCTTTTTCTTCGCAGATTTCTTCGTGTTCTTGCCCAGTGCTGCATCGTTGGCAGGAGTGGCGTCTACAAGTGCTTTTGATAACGCTTCGTTTCTTCGTGCAAGCTCCTTCGATGACCTGTTCTTGTTTAATTCGGCGGCACATTGAAGCCCGAAACGCTTGGAAACAATCTGGTCGTTAACCTCATCACGAGCTCGCTCAGCAAACGTTTTGAGAGACGCCGTTTTTCTGGGTATTTGGTCTGTCCAATACGTCCAGGCGCGGTCCATTCCATTATCGGACAGCGTTTTACACACATCGTCAAGAATCTGTGCCGTGCCTCTCAACTCATCGGCGATGAATTTCAAGTCAGTGAGCGGCGTGTGATTCCATGTGTCCGGCATGATGGTAATTTTCAAAAAAACCAAAAAAAGTCAAAACTTTCGCAACTCTAGGCAAACAAAAGGCTTTTGTCGCTGGAGACAGTCTTTAGTTGCTGGCAACTTGAATGCAAGAAAACTTTTATTGTTGACGAGTTGGTGGCGTGAAGGTTTAATCCGCCCATCGCAACCGCGAGTCAAACAAAACCAAAGTTACCACAAACACGGAAGGTTGATATGGCCAAGGCAAAGCAAAGAGAAACGCCAATCGAACCTGATCGGGCATACCCTCTGCATGTGTTTTTGAAGCTGGCGAACATTAGCCGCACGAAGCTGCGAAAGCTGACCGAGAGCGCGGCGAAGCTGAATATCACACTGGTTCGCGACTCAGGCACGGCAACGGTACTGGGTCGCGATTATCTGGAATTTGTGGCCAAGTGCGGTCCGTATCAGATCAAGCCGCGTGGGATTCATCCCGGACCAGGACGCGGAAAGAAGACTGCAGCCAAAACCTAGGTCACGTTTTGTGTGTTGTCAACAACGGGCCTGGGGTCGGGCGTTGGCGGGGATTTGAAAAAACAGTTCTTGGTTCTTGGTGCTTGGTTCTTAGTTGGGGGAGCATGATGCAGGTCAAATCTCGCGTAGAGATTGCAAGTCATGTGGGCAGATCGTGGCGTACTGGGTTACCAGAGTGACGGTTCGATTCCGTCACTGCTCAATTTGGAAATTGACCAATCCGCGAGAAGCGGTGACCGGGAGCCAGTAATCCAGACTCCCAGATGAGTGGGACCGATGAAAGCAGGCACAGCGAGAATCGGAGCGGTCGATCGCGAACCCAAAGCGGTAAGGGGTGACAGGCCGGAATAGACGGCCTTCGAAAACAAGGAGTCCCGGCACGAATGCCGGGGCCAGGACGCGGCGGAGGCCGTAGGACGCGTGGGAGACACGCGGCGAATGATTCGCGGGGGTCAGGATGACCCCGATTTTTAAAAGTTCATGGTTCTTGGTTCTTGGTTCTTGGTTCTTGGTGAAGACCTGACCTGTAGACCGTCAATCTGCAGAGTCTGCTAGTGCAGTTGGGAGCTATCCCATCGGGAAAAATAGCGTTCAAAAGTGGGTAAGGCTGGTGACACCAACGAAGATCAAACCAGCAGGTGCGATCGAGATCCTACCGAAACGATCGAACCAAGAACCAAGAACTAAGCACCAAGAACCAAGAACTAAGCACCAAGAACCAAGAACTAAGCACCACGAATAGTGTGAAGATGCCACGGGGGGAGGCTAGAACCCCACCACAAAGGAAGAGCCATGTGGCTCAACTCGATTCGCCTGGTGGATCGGGTGCGGTCTTGACAAGTCGCTGACTCGGCAATCGTGCCGAGTCAGCGCAATTCAGGAGTGAAAGTACGATGAATGGATTCATTATCATAGCCACGATGATGCTGGAAACGATCGCTCTGATCGGGTTCGTGATTGCATGGGCGATCGCTCGGGACGATGCGCAGCGATGCTGGAATGGTTGGCGTGGCTGCGTCAAGGACCTGGAGCAAAAAGACAGGTCGATGTCGGAGGTGCTCGAACAGCAACGCATCGGGTATTGCGAGATGGAACATCGCGCAACGGAATTTAAGCGAGTCGCGGATGAACGCGGGAAGACGGTTGCCTTGCTCCGTCAGCGATTGATCGAGGCAAGGTCGATCATTCGAACAGCGTTTGATGAGTCTGGCGGTGAATACATAGCCTTAGAGCAGGAAGCGCCGACTTCCTAGGCCGTGTCTGGGTTCGAACCAAGAACAAAGAACCAGGCACCAAGAACTCTTTCAAGTTTCTCAAGAAACCAAAACGTCTGCGTGAAAGGTACGTACAGATGACACCTATCAATGGTCAGCGACTGTTCTTTTTGAATGACCAAGATATCTGGGCCGGGGAGGATCTTGAGTCGTGTGTCATTGAGGCCAGGGACTTTGGCCGCGAAGTTGGCGAGTGTCGCGAGTTGACAGATGGAGAGGTCAATCGAAGTCAGGAATTCGACACTGGAGACACGTCACTCGCGATCGAGTTGAGGTCGCGTCTTAAAGAGGGGATGCCAACGCCGATTCTGTTTGCTCAAACGGAGGTCGCTCCTGAACCGAAGGAAGTTGAAGTCATCCAGCCGATGATGATGCTGCCAGCATCGCCGGGGACTTGTCCGATCTGCGCGACAGCACACGAGCCATTCCTGCCTCACAACCTGCAGTCGCTGTTTTACGGAGTCAGGTTTCAAGGTCTCCATGGTCGCTCGCCAACATGGGCAGACGCGGCGGCTCATTGCACCGAGTCTGTACGCGATCAGTGGATGCAGGTCACGGCGAAGATGGGTCACAAGTGGTCGGCACCTCGTACCGGAGATCCGATCGCGGAGAGGCCAGAAAACGCATCACCGGGGATGGTGATGTTGAAGCCGCTGGGAAGAACGGCTCCGGAACTCGGTGCAATTCACCAGAACGGAGGGCATCCGGAGCACGTGCCAGCCCCAGCAAGTCAATCAGCGGCGGGTGCTTGACCATGGGAATTCTGAGTTCTTAGGCGTGAGGGCGTAATGAAGTCACGAATGGGATCGAATCCACGGTGTCCACATTGCCATGCGGATGTTCAGCAGTATCAATCGATGTTGCCGGTGAAGACTGAGTGCGGCAAGTGTCGCATGCATATTCGTCTCGTAGCTGGCAGATATAGAACGTGGCAAGAGTGGCTTGGCATCAAGTCGCGAATCGTGATTGGCGTGTGTGGAGGTGCGATGCAGGCATGTGCCGGAAACCTCGCCGAGGAGGTGCTGCTTGAATGCAGCCAATGCGGAGCAACCAGACTCGTGAGTGGCCGCGAGTACGCACTGGGGAGACATGACAACGCACGTTGCGAGGTGATCCATGGACGGCAAGCGGCTGGAGCGTCAACCAATCTGGGTGAGGGAATGGATCGAGTTACTCAGGCAACAGGCGATCAAGAAACGACAGCGGATGTTTCGCGTCAGGATCGCAGTGAAGCGGCCAACAGCAGAACAGATATTGAGACTGCCGTTCTGGGCTCAGGATCTGATTGACGATTTAGAGGCTGAGTTGTTTGAAGAATAAGGCAGGTTCTTGGTGCTTGGTTCTTGGTGCTTGGTTGGTGAAGTCATGCCGCTGACAGTCAATGAGGTTGGGAATGAGATCCACATCTACGAGCGGGGCGGCTCTGCGGATGACTTCGACGATCGGATTGTGATTGAACGGCGGAATGATCGCTTCGGAGTTTGGGGCATCGCGGCTCACTCACGGAGATGTCAGACATGGTCACTCGCCAGTGCCAGCGAAATCAGCCAGGTGATCAGGAACGCAGATGATTGTGAGTCGATCGATGAGTGGTGTGATCTGCTCGGGCTGAGTGACGAGCAACGCGGAGTTCACCACCGAGAACACAGAGAATGGAGGAGATGATGAAGGGGTTTGTGTTTCCGGGGGTGCGTGGTGAACCAGTGCACCAGAACCCAGGTGTTTATCAGGCCGTGCCATTCGATGAATATCTTTCGTGGAACGCCATCAGTAACAGCAGTCTGGGGGCTGCGATTGTTGAGCGATCGCCGAAGATCGTGGTGTCGATGGGTCACTACGTCAGCCAGAAGCCGATGGAAGAATCCGCCGAGATCCGATTCGGGAAGCTATGCCATGCGGGACGGTTCGAGTTCATGACGGCACTCAAGCAATACGCCGTGATGCCGGATCTGATCGCATTTGATGTTGATGCCGAAGGTAACGCAGTGGCGTCTCAGTGCACAGATGCAGATGGAAAAGCAACTCAAAGCAAGAACGCGAAGATGTACAAGGATCGCGTTGCCAGGTGGACTGCGTGTCATGTCGGGCAGTCGATTGTGAGTCAGGATGAATTCAATCGGATGGGTGGCGTCCTGTATGCACTCGATCAGGACGAGATGGCACGGGAGTACTTTCGGAACAACGGGCCAGCGACAGATTACGAGTTGTCAATCGTCTGGAAGGACACGGAGACGGGGCTGCTCTGCAAAGGACGTATCGATTGCGTTCAACACGACAAATCTTGCCCGACTGTCATTGATTTGAAGACAACGGACTCGGTGATCAAATTTCCTCGAACCGCGGCGACGTTCGGATATCACCGCCAGGCAGCGTATTACTCAGACGGCATGCACGTCTTAACTGGCTGCATGTACACGCCGGCAGCAGTGGCCGTGGAGCGTGAGAAACCTCACACGGTACACGGGGCTCCATGGAGATTCGCCAGCGAGATCGCAGGCCGGATGGAGTATCGAGCGGCACTCAATGCGATCGCAACGGCATTGGACAAAAACGACTGGCCAAGCGTGTCGCCTCCAGGCGAGTGGGCGATACCGGCTTACGCATTGCCGGAAATGCAGATCGGGTAAAAGGCGGAGGTTCTTGGTTATTGGTTATTGGTTATTAGTTCTTAGTTTAAGAAGGGCGAAGCATGGCGGAGGAAGGCGTTGCGTTTGTGTCGGTGGCTGCGGAAGAAAGGCCACTGAGGGACCTGGTCGAGGAGCAGTGGTTTCATCCGGACTACATCAAAGGGCGATCGCTGGAAGTCACGATTGATGACATTCTGAAAAGCGAAAGCGGATTGGTGCTGAAGTTCGTGGGGCATGCTCCATGGTTCAGCCTGGGGCGTCGAGATAACCGCATTGCATTTGATGCCATCTTTCCGACAGCGAAGGACTGTATCGGCAAGAAGATCACCATCGTCAAGGGGATCGAGTTTCGCCGCGAAGTGCTGTTGATCGCGAGGCCAGAAGTCGGAGCCGCAGCCAAGGCGACGAGACGGAGAAAGTCGACGCCTTGATCCGCGATCGTCAGCGGTGGCGATGGAGTACTAGGCAGGTTCTTGGTTCGTAGTTCTTAGTTCTTGGTGCTTTGGTGGAGGCAAATCGTGACGTGGTCATATTCGACGAATGAAGAACGATACGAGGGTGACTTCGAAACAGAAGCAGACGCGGTGGCTTTTGCTCTGACTCTCGTGAGTGACGGTGAAGAGTTCTGGGTCGGAGAGGATTCGGAACCGGTTCAGCCTGAAGATTGGTGGGAAGCGGCGGATTGGCTGGAACATGTCTCCAGCCAGGATGAGTACAGCATGGACTGTGCTGACTCCTGGGATCGGTCGACGAAGGAGCAGCGCGAGGAGCTTGAAGCCGCTGTACGCAACGTCATGGCGGAATGGCTTGATCGTCATCGACTGCGTCCGACGTTTTGGGTCGTTAAAGATCCAGTCAGCTATCGCCGAATCGACGGAAAGGCAATGCGGACGGCGCAAAAAGCAGGTTCTTAGTTCTTGCTGATTGGTTCTTGGTGATTGGTTCTTGGTGATTGGAAGGGAGACCATGGCAAAGCCGTTGGCAGACAAAGACAAGATGCCGTTTGGCAAGCACGAAGGTAAGCCAATGAAGGATGTGCCAGCGGAGTATCTGGATTGGCTGAGCGAACAGGACTGGCTCAGTAAGTGGCCGCGAGTTCAGGCGTACATCGATCACAACCGGGCTGTGATCGATAAGGAGTTGGAAGATCCTGAAGCGTATGGAGGCTCGGGGGACGAATGAGAAAACGACACGTCAACAGCTTCAAGGCTACCGAGTGGATGATCGTCGATTGCTTCGCCGGTGGAGGTGGGGCATCGACCGGTATTGAAATGGCGTTGGGAAGGTCCCCTGATGTGGCCGTCAATCACAATGGGGCAGCGCTGGCGATGCACGCGGCGAACCATCCGCTGACGCGTCATTACAAGACCGATGTCCGCGAGATAGATCCTCTAGTGGTCACTCGCAACAAGCCGGTTGGTCTGGGGTGGTTTTCACCGGACTGCACGTACTTCAGTAAATCGCGCGGCGGGAAGCCGATGCGTGGGGCAGGCAAGAAGGTTCGCGGACTCGCATGGGTCGTACTCAACTGGGCTCGCAAGACACGGCCTCGCGTCATCATCCTGGAGAATGTGGAGGAGTTTCAGGATTGGGGCCCGGTGGTGAAGAAGGTCGGGGCGGACGGGTTCCCGGTGTTTGATCAGTCCGGGGAGCCGTGGTACGTCCCCTGCCCAGATCGTCGTGGCAAGACGTTTCGAAAGTGGGTTCGTCGTCTGCAGGCTCTTGGCGGTGTTGTGGAGTGGAGGGAGTTACGAGCGTGTGACTATGGGTCTCCAACGATCAGGAAGCGGTTGTTTGTCATCATTCGATTCGATGGTGAGTCAATCGTCTGGCCGGAGCCGACCCACGGAAAGCCAGGATCTGCAGAAGTCATTGCGGGAATGCGTCTGCCATGGAGAACGGCAGCATCGGACGTCATCGACTGGTCAATTCCATGTCAGTCAATCTTCCTGACTCCAGCAGAGGCCAAGGTGATTGGCGTCAAACGGCCACTACAGGCAAACACGCTAAAGAGGATCTTTGCTGGTCTGAAGCGTTACGTCCTAGAGTGTGCGAAGCCATTCGTGGTGTACGGAAATCATGGGGGCGATTGGTTCCGAGGTTATGGGGTAGACCAACCGGCCAGCACTGTCACTTGCAGCCGTGATGCGGTTGGTGTGGTCGATCCTGTGTTGTCCCCATTCGTGGCGTCTCCTGCTCACAGCAAAACCACGGGACGGGGAAAGAATGTCTGGCATGCTGAAGAGCCAGTAACGACGGTAACAACGTCAAACGATAAATGCGTTGTTGCTCCAGTCATGACATTCGCGCAACACGGCGGGGCCAATCGTCCAGCAGACGGGCCAATGCACACAGTGACAGCGTCGAACAAGGATCAGAACGCAATCATCGCTCCGTACTGTGTCCCCAGGTACGGGGAAGCTCCTGGGAAAGCACCTCGCTGCGGAACTGTGGAAGCTCCGTTGCCGACGATCGTGACGACAGACAACGGGGCCCAAGTCGTAGCGCCAGTCGCACAACACGGAGGGGACAATCGTCCAGCGGATGGGCCGATTGTGCCGATCCTGGACAGCCAGTACGGGAACTCACGCGGCGTATCGATCGAGCAACCATTGCCGACTGTGACTGGAGGCGGCGGTGGCAAGTCAGCATTGGTAGCTCCAGTGCTGGACGCTTACCACGGGCCCAAGGGTGACACGGTCGGGCGATGTGGTGAATTGAATGATCCTTTGAGAACGCAGGACACATCGAACCGTCATGCGTTGGTTCAGGCCTTCATTGCACAGCACAACGGGGGAGTTATCGGCAACAGCGCAGAGCGGCCACTGTCCACGATCACGACTCGGGGGACTCAGCAGAATGTTGTTGAGGTGAAAGCGGAGACGATGTTCACGAACACGACGGGCCACGGTCCGGGGGACGCTCGGGCCACCGTGGCAACGGTGACGACAGGTCAGCAACAAGGAGTCGCAGCGGCGTATCTGTCGCACATGTACGGCAGCAATACAGGCGGCGGTGCGGGGAATCCAGACTATCCGGCGAAGACGGTCACAGCCGGCGGACAGCATCACGCGGCGGTCATGGCGTTTCTCGCCAAATACTACGGGAATCACCACAACCATCAGGGGATCGGTGAACCGTTGCACACGGCGACGACAAAAGAGCGATTCGGGATCGTGACTGTCAACGAAGTGGAATACCAGATCGTTGACATCGGCATGCGGATGCTCACGGCCAGAGAACTGTTCAACGCTCAGGGGTTCCCACGGAATTACAAGATTGAGGTGTGGTGCGATGAGCGGCGGAACAAAGACGGAAAGCTGATGAAGCCGGGGATTCTCACCAAAGAGGAGCAGGTCCGCTGTGCAGGCAACTCGGTCTGCCCACAACTGGCAGCGGCTCTTGTGTCAGCGAATTGCGGATTCCTGAAGGTGAGCAAGGGTAAGCGGCCGCAGCTACGGAATCGGCAGTTGGAGTTGAAGGGGGTTTAGTTCTTGGTTCTTAGTTCGTAGTTCTTAGTTCAAGGAATGAACGATGTTGGTACTCAGCAGGAAGCCAGGGGAAAAGATTCTGATCGGTGAAGACGTGACAGTCACGATTGTCCGCATCGGTCCGAACGCGGTGAGAGTGGGCATTGAAGCCCCTCGAACGATGAACATTGTGCGAGAAGAGTTGGCTATCGATCTGGCGACAGAAGGCCAGCCAGAGAGCACGGAAGCAATCACAGAATGACTCGGGAAACTCAACAGAACTTCGACTGGAATCGGGCCAGGCGTCAAGACTGGCTCGATCATCTGGTGATACCTCGGTTCGACCGGGTCGAAGCAGGTGGAGATATCCGGCTGGCTCGAACCGGTGTCATGAAGCGGTTGTTGATCGCCATCGAAAGCTTTACGCGCGATGGCGGCGAGTGGCAACTGAAGATTGAAACCATCGCTCAGCGAATGGGCCTGAGCGTGCGTCAGACAGAGCGGATCGTCTCGGACTGTGAAGTCAGGGGATTGCTCTCGGTGCGTCGCGTGGAAGGCGTATCGAGCTTTTACGCGATTCGGTGGGAGGGTGTGAAAGAGATCCTGTTGGAGAACCCGCAAACGGCCAGCAAGGTTGAAGAACCGCCACGGAAGGCGCAACGGACGGAATCGGTCAGATCAGGAAGAAAGTCGACCAAGGAAAGCGGTGTCGGAACCCCTGACAACTTGACGGGAACCCCTGACAACTTCGCAGGAACCCCTGACAACTTGACGGGAACCCCTGACAAGTTGACGGAGGTGAACGAGGGTGACACTTATTTATCGCGTGCGCGCGGTCTTCAACCATGTCTTAAACCATGTTCTCAACCATCAATACAACCATGTTTCGCAAACGTCGATTTGCCAGAGGAACGCAACTACCACGGCTGGCCGTTCGAGGTTGGTCTTGTCCACCTGAAGGACGCGAACCAGGTGCAACGGCTGTGGGAGCACGCTTTGGATTATGGCTATGTGAAAGCTGATTGCCGCGTGAGGTTTTTCGCGCTGGCGATCTGCGTGGCAGAGATGCCGGACGTCCGGAATCACGGCGGGTATTTCACGAAGAGGATCAAGCAACGCAAGTGGCTCGGTTCCCCGTTGCACATCCGGAGAGCAATCGAGGCCATCAGGAGGTTTGATGACGCAGATACGACGCCGATGGAAGATCGGCCAAGGGTGCCTATATCGAGCAACGTGGCAGAGGCACAAGCACGACTAAAAAAAGCATGGGGGATGGAGTGATGGTTGAGATGATTCGTCAGGTGATTCGATGGAGTCTGTTCAAGGAGACGGCACCGGGCCAAATGTGGCGACGGGACGGAGATTCGGTTGTCTTGGTGTCGGGGGTGATTCTCCTTGTCGCTGACGATCCATACGTGAGGGCTGGGTCAAAGCCGCCAGTGCAGATTTATCAGCGCGTTGAAAAAACGATTAGCAAGCTAGTGTCAGCGAAGGTGGATCAGCCGTTACCGAGGGTGTGGGACGCGGAGTGGGGGGGAGACCTTCAGGAGTTCGCAGTGCGGGTGAGGTCAACGTGGTTTCAAGTGGAATTAGTAAGGCTTGCGTACATGTTGCCGGGACCAGCGGTGTATGGACTCGCGGATGTAGGAGGCCACGAAGCCATGGTGGTCAAGGGGGCAGGTGGATCATTGCTTTGTATCGCAGGTCTCAGCAGGAAAACGGAATGAACGAAGCTGAAATAAAAATCGCTCGGCAACATCCAGACTACGCGGCTGGAGACAAGTATCTCGATTGGTCTCTGCATCCAACGGTCGTGAAAGGAATGCTGGAAGGCGAGTTCGAGCGAATCGTTGCGAATGCGGCCAGGATCTACTTCGGCTGGTTCGTGTTCCATGTCCGGGCAGCGATTAAGGGCAGCGGAGATCAATGGATTACGCCGGTGTCATACGACGGGGAAGGTTATCCAGACCTGCACATGTTGCGACCGTCGACAGGCCACGAGGTCGCGGCAGAGTTGAAGGTCAAAAACAACAAGCCAACTGAAAAGCAACTTGAATGGCTCGATCAGTTCCAGCAGTGCGAGACGCCAGCGTTTGTCTGGTATCCGAGTGACGTGGAAGAAATCAAAGCAGTGCTACGGAACGGAATCGCGCCGCTGAAGCCACTGGGAACGGATCTGGAAAAGTGGAGGCGTGTCAGACCGTGGTCGTTGGGACATGACGAAACCGGTCTCGATCGGAGGAAATGTCTACGCCGGTAACTATCACATCATCATTTCGCACCCTGGGGAACTAGCAGGCCGTGGCGAAGATCGCAGGTATCCAGACGTGTCGCGGCTGCAGTGGGACTGTTTCGAGTCCGGAGGATTCAGGGCATTCAGGACGCAGCCCGTAGAGGCGGAGTGGCATCAATCGATGTGCACGAACTGCTTTGGGTTTGGGGTCACGGGCGTGTGGAGTGAATGCCAGTGCCAATGCGAATACATCGAGGGTTCATGCAAGAAATGCAACGGACTGGAGATTGTTGGCACTGCGTGTCCTGTGTGTGAAGGCACCTGCTACAGCGGAGATGAGATCGAAGCCTTTGGCGGCGCCGTGTTCGACAGTGGATACATCGCTCGCCTCAAGACGCTTGGAGATCTGGACGCAAAGGTGATTACGCGACACGAAGACAGCGCGGGAATATTGCTGTTTCGCGGTCACAACGTCAGGGGTTTTCTAATGGCAACTGCGGACGCGAGGATTTGACATGCGACTTGCAGACTTTGCGGGCGGTCTGGTTGCCGGTGTGAAGTGGCGAAGCCTCCTGACGGACAAAGAGGCACAGGCCAAGATTCGGGCATGGGTCGACAGCGGGGAATTAGTCTGTCCAAACGAGCCTGATGACCAGGTGGACGTTGTTGCCAGCCTGCTCTACACGAAAGACACGGTATGCCAGGCGGTGCACGATCCAGCGGTGAATCCGGTCGCGAAACGAGCCGAGAAGCAAGCCAAGCCTGCACAGTTGAAATCGGTCGCGTGGATCATTGAGGAAATTGTGTTTGACGGCGGACTGCAATTGCCGGTGGGTTGCAGGGTGACTCGATTCGAGGAGTCGCAGCCTCATAAGTTTTCGAGTGGAGATCTATCTGCAGCGAGGGACTGTGCAGATCGACTCGCAAAGGAAACGGGAGAAAAGCCAATGATATCTGCGATAGCAGGTCATCTCAGAATCATTCGTCGTGGAGTGTTGACGGACAAGCAACCGGTCGTGGAACGGATGCCAGTTTTGAACGTGAGATGAAAGGTAGGGTGATATGTCGGAGATTGGACTTGATGACGTGAAGGAACTCGATCCGGAATCCATGAGCGATGGTGATCGAGTTGAGGCGATACGGCGAATGATTCGCAGTTTTTACGAGGTCGCCACAGAAGATCTGTTGGTACTCAGCAGTTATCAAAAGCTGCTCTTGCTGCGTTGGGTAATCCCCCTGGCAGACGACGACGCCACGGACAAGTGGCAGGAAGAAGACTATCAGGCGTTCGACGCAGCGGCTCCGGAGTTCGTGAGGCTCGGGCCAGAAGACAAGCGTGGATTCAGGGCAATGACATTCGCCAGCCCTGACGAGGCTGCAGCATCGTCAGAAAGGACGAGCACGGCCGACATCGACGCGGCGGGCGATGCGGTACCAGAACAGAAGCCGCGAAAGAGCATGTTTAATCCGGAAGAGTTTGACCCATCATTTCAGAAGGAAACTGACGACATGGCCACGAAACCAGCAACGAAGAAAAAGACCAAGAACCAAGAACCAGGAACCAAGAACGCTTCAGATGAGATCGAATACCGGATCGACACAGAGATCGTGTTGAAGCCTGTGTCATGGTTCTATCGGTCGCCATACGACACCAGAGAGAGAAGGACTCCAGAGTGGGTGGAGGAGTTGGCCAAGTCGCTCAAAGAGCATCAGCAGTTGATTCCCTGTCTGGCCAGACCAGACGGGCAGCTTATTGCGGGGCATACTCGTGTTCTGGCGGCTCAACTGGCGGGACTGGAACATCTCAAGGTCTGCCTCGTGCATTGCGACGATCTGACGGCCAGAACGCTCGTGTTGATCGAGAATGCGAAACGGCGTGATCTGACGTTGCGTGAACGATGTTCGGCCTACGTGGATCTGCAGGCCGACTACAAGGCACGAGGGAAATCGGAAAAGGAACTGCTGAAGGAGCTCGGGATCGAGCGGTCGACGCTGTCAAACATTACTCGCCTGAAGTCGCTGCCGGATGAAGTGTGGGAACGGTTCGACGCAGACCGATTGAGCACGGATCAGCTTCGCGAGATTGCGACTCATGCCATGGTGCCGGGGTTTGCTGCGGCTGTGTTAAAGGTTCTCGACCGTGACGCAGCGGATATCAGGCCGGGCAAGATGGTCTTTAGCGATGCGATGGCAGCCGGGTTTGAAGCGGCCTATAGACCAATGGGAAAGGGTCAGGTTGATTTCAAATTGACGGAAAAGTTGCGGGAGCAACTCGGCATTACGACGGTCGATCATCCACGACTCGGAAAGATCCAGGTGGCGACGAATGCTGAGGCCTGGGACAAGCTCCAGAAAAAGGCAGCAGAAAAGAAGAAGGCCAGCACGCCTCCAAGTGAGACCGTCACGCCAGCGAAGCCGCCGACAGAGCAGCGGGAACAGGATGACAGGGCTGCAAAGAAAGCCCAAAAGGAGCGGGCCGCGGAACTGCGAAAGAACCTGATCACATCAGCATGGCTTGAGGCTCATGCACGCGCGATCAGGGCACGCTTCGCGAAGCCGCGCAAAGCGGACTATCCGTTAGTTGTTCGGTTGATGCTGTTGATGCAAACGTTCCTGCCTCCCGTGGATGTGGGTGAGATCATTGAGGAAGATGAAAAGTTCTACGAGACGATCTACGCCAAGGTGATCAGATTTTTTACGGTCGGAGAGGTGTCACTGGCGAACTACGAGGATCTGAACCTCGAAGAAATGAACGAGCTTTCGAAATGGCTGGCGGCTCCTGCTCTGCCTCACTGGATGCCGTCCAAGGATCTCATCAAGACGCTGACGGACAAGGAACTGCTTCAGTTGCGGGACGATCTGACGCTCGAAGAGGGTGTGATGGACACGGAGCGGGAGGAGCTCGAAGAGCGAGTCATGGACGAATGGCAGCCGGGGAAACTCGGGGACGGATGGTGTCCGGATGTGTTTCAGTTGAGCGTTATTTACTAGTTCTTGGTTCTTGGTTCTTGGTTCTTGGTTGGGGGAAAGATTGATGTGCGATCGCTCATCGTCAGTTCAAGCGTTGGCGGATCCAATCGTCGGGGCTGGCGATGAGTACCCCATCGTTGGATCGAGCGAGATTGGCAGCCAGGGAAACATCGTCGAACCGGGCGAGGCTCGAGAGGGACCGCTGTACAGCATTGGGACGTGGGATGTCGACGAACAGGCGTTCAGCCCACAGCAGGACGTGCCAGCGTTCAATCTGACTCTGTGGCAACTGAAAGAGTCAATGCGACTGCTGAGGGCATGGGGCTATTCATGCCATCGCTATCGAGATGATGACGGTGGGCATTCTGACAACGATGTCTGGGTATTGATCGAGCGGACTGACGGAAAGCCGGAATCGGAAATTCTGCAGGGATGGAAACGGTGAACACATCAGAACCATTAGACATGCGGTATCCAGGTGGGAAGGGGTTGGCAGGGTTTCAGCAGTGGCTCTGCCAGCAGCTTCCGCCGCATGTGTACTACGTGGAGCCGTTCGCGGGGCATTGCGGAGTGTTCCGGGCCAAGGTTCCCGCGTTGCAGTCAGTACTGATCGACCGTGACAGCGAGGTTATTACCTGGCTGCATCGCTATCTCGATCGATGCGAGCTGGCCATCAACGCCACGGATGACGATGGCCGCGGCAATCGTCGGGGGCAGCGATGTTCACACGTCGAGGTGATTCAAGGGGATGGAATCGAATACATGGAGCGGGAAGCGGACCAGCCGCCGAACCCGGAAAAGCTGTGGTACTGCGATCCGCCGTACCATCCGTCAACGCGTGTGAGACTGGATCTGTATCGATACGAAATGACGGACCGAGACCATCGAAGATTCCTGCGGGCAGCGATTCGCCTGCAATGTCCGGTTGTGATCTCAGGCTACGACTGCGATCTCTACAACGAGCGGCTGAGTGGTTGGGAAAAACAGACAAAGCAAGTGATCACACGCGGCGGGACGATGGCCACCGAATGCATCTGGAAGAACGCTCAATCAGCAGACGTCCAGTCAATCGGCATCAGTTATGACCAGTTAGGCGGGTCATTCAGGGAAAGGGAACGGGTCAATAGGTTGGTGAAACGCTGGCGGGCGAATCTGGAGCGTCGGCCAAAGATCGAACGAATGGCAATCCTGCTGGCACTGATTGCCGCAGAGCAACGACAGGGGGTTGGGGATGAGTAGGGAGCGTGATTTGATGAATGTCGTTGTGCGAATTCTGTTAGAGAAACTAAAGGAATTTGCCAATAGCAATCAAACTGGTATGATCTCGATCGATGTTCAGGTTTCCAACGGGAAGCCGACAGCGATTAATACCTATACCAAAGAGAATCTGAAGATCTGAGACAACAACGGCGGGCGATGTCCTTCAGCCCGTGCGGGAATGATCAATAACCTGATTGGGTGATGTCCTTCAGCCCGGTGATTCGTTCAATGTGGAACGAGTTGCCGGGCTTTTTTCGTGTTAGGGGTCAAGCGATGTCTGAGCAGATGCGGCGGATTGGTGTTGTAGTGCTGGTGATCGTATCCGTCCTGTGTGCGATCGGGTTCGCCTGCATGGTAGGAACGATCATGCACGGTGGATCTCAAGCAATCGTTGCAGGTCCAGATAAGGCCGTGATGCCGAGTGCGTCAGGCTGGATCGTGACGGTATTGCTTGGCCTGGGAACTCTACTCGGCGGGCGTTGGGCTGGGTGGCTGGCGACTGCGGCCAAGATGGTTCCGGTAATCAGCCAGGTATCGGAGATAGCGACAAGAATCAAGCCAGATGCGAGCGGGAATGCCGTACAGCCGAATCCCCACGAAGCGTTGCTCTCGGCACTGCTGACCACTCTTGAGATCGACGCCGGGCGATCGGTGAAGTCTTCGGGGTCTCATTCGCTTGGAGGTGGCACGATTACGTGGTCGGTCGAGTTCGTGCCTGCGACTGAGGGAGGCAAGTGATGTTGCGGTTACGTGAGTTCGCAATGCCACTCCTGATGTGCATGATTGTCATTGTGTTGGCTCTAACACCAGTACAGCGTTATCCAGAGAGGCCAGCGGGCGAGCATCAGACGATTGAGCAGGAGTTGGAAATATTCGCTCCGGTAAGCCTGCCGGGAGTGGTTGGCAGTCCCGCTCAGGATCTGCGGCATCAGTTTGCCGGAAAGTACAACGCCACGCGTCGAGAGAAGCTGGCATGTCAAACGAGTTGCGAGGCCTGCGGATTATCGGTCGAGGCACTCGCCAGACGCGGGGCTCATCTGGAGACGCATCACTGCATCAGCGTTGAGCGAATCTACGCCGAGAACCTCGACGAGTCACTGATCTGGGATGCGGACAATCTCATTGTGCTCTGTCGAGGTGGGACGTCTGCAGAGTGTCATTTCAACATCGGGCATGATCCAGACGGACCAAGCGGACCGAAGAAGCCGAGTTGGACTGTCTCCAATAAAGACGTTCGCAAAGACGCTAAGCGAGCACTGGCAGGAGGCAAGTGATATGAAATCGGTTATTGGTGCTTTGTTCTTAGTTCTTGGTTTGGCAATGGCGGGATGCGGTCCGTTGTTTAGTGGAGGCGAGCGGATAGAGCCAGGGCAGGCCGTCAAGCCAAAGCCAGCGGTGACAGAGGTTGATGCCGGGCAATGCTTGGCCGACTACGGGAGCGGGATTGCAAAGGCATTCGAGAACGCGGCAGACGCGTTTGAGCGTCACGAGTCGTCACTGTCGATCGTGCAACGCATGGGTGACGAACTGGAGCCAGCACGCGTGTCATCGTTCATGCCGACGATGAAGGCATTGACCGATGAGGCTCCCAAGCGTGGCGCGACAGATGCGGAACGTGAGGCGGCAGACAAACGACGGGCGGAAATGCTTCGCACCTGGGCCAAGCAACTGCAAGGGGGTGAACCTCGATGATGGAGATTTTCACAGGGCTAGTTGATGAAACAGTGGCGCAGATTGCAGAGCGGCTATCACGGCAGATTCCGATGCCGGTATGTGCCAGCAAGGTCAAGGAGCAGTTGTTTGCTGATCCACCGTCGTTCGTACGGATCGAGAATCAGCAGCGGACGAACATGTGTGCGGCTCATGCCGGCACGTCCGTGATCGAGGTCGTTGGATTCCAGGTCACCGGGGAAATGGTCCAGCGGAGCCGAAACTATCTCTACGCGAAAGCTCAGACGTATTGCGGCCTGTATGGAGACCGGGGCGTCACACTCGGGTCAATCGTCAAGGCTCTGGAGACTGACGGGTGTCCACCGGAAGAACTATATCCATTCCGGGGGCAGTTCGACTCACGCATTCCACCGGGGGCGGACGAAGCGGCCAAGGCCTGCCGGGTGACGGCCACGGTGGACGTGCGAAGCGGCGGGTATCAGTCGGTCAGGACTCTGATAGGCCAGAACATGGGGACCGTGCTGATGGCGTCGTATTGGCCGATCGAGTACTCCAGCGGGTACATCGTCGAGCGGTACAGGCCTGAAGGGAACGGAGGCCATGCGAGAGCGTTACTTAGTCTGGCGAGTCGACTGGATGCCAACGGAAGGCCGTATGTGTGGTGTGCGAACTCACACGACGTATCGGCTCAATTCCACGGTTGGGAGTTGTGGTCACCAACGGCAGTAGACGAGTTGCTAGATGGTGACACATGGGGAGCGACCGGGATCACAGGTCTGACGGTCATGCAACCGCAGGAAGTTGATTGGACAGGTGTTTTGAATCCATTTGCCAGGTAACTCAGGGAGGGTGCAATGTCGTTGATCAGGATTCTCATCGTTGGTGTCTGCCTGTGTGGGGTTATCAGGGCGGACGACTTCACTGGAGTATTCACAAAGCCACAGGAAAAGAAGAAAGAGCCAGAGAGGAAACCAGTCGTAGAGCACAGGACGCAGGTAGAGCAGAAGCCACAGGTGGCAGCGGAACCAGAAAAGCCTTCTGAGCGAGTACCGCGGATCTTGTTCTTTCATGCCGATTGGTGCGGACCGTGCCGCAATGCTCTGGACGGGAAAGATGCGTTTCCGGAGTGGCTGCGAAAAGCGGGATGGCAGGTAGATGAGACAGATCGGGCTCACTGCCAACTAATCGACTTCGACGAACACACGACGCTGGCCATGCAATGCGGGGTCACGGTCTTGCCTGCAATGGTGCTCGTCACTCGACGCGATGACGGGCAGATCATTCGAGGCGAATGGGTCCAGTACAAGGGACGACAATCAATCGTTCAACTTTTGAAGGGAGGCGAGAGTGGCACTGCTCATCAGGTCGAAAGTAGTCCAGTTACAGGAATGGTTCCGCAAACACGTCGGCGAGGGCGTGCCCGTTAGACTAGAATGGGACCGCACGGGGGCTCAGACGTTCGAGTTGCTCGGTAGCCATCGGGAGCAGTGGACGACGCTGGCCATCTATGGCAGGGCGGGAGGATTCCGGGCAGAAGCTCCAGGGTCACTGTTGACGATCGCAGATCCATCGCTGCGATATACCGTCATCGGGGATGACATCAAGTTTGCAGCAGAGTTCACCGCGATCGGACTGGCACGTCAGATCAGTCCGGCAGGCACCACAGTAGGAGCGAGTGACGCAACAGTCGGGTTTCCAGCGATCGGGTTTCTGATGACATGGGTGTCAATGCTGTCATTCGTCTGGCAGTTGATCCATCCACGGGTAACGCTCCAGCTACCGGGCACGGTGGGGTGTGACATCAAGCTCGAAGGGGATTCGCTCAGTATCGCGTTGCTGGAGCCGATGCCAGGGCTGGAAGTGACAATCGGCTTCACGTTCAAGCCGAAGTTGGCAAGGGTGGTAGCCACTCAAACAAAGATCCGGTGTGAGTTCACCGGGTCAACAATCCGTGAACGGGAATTCCCGATCGAGTGAAAGGAAGCGAATGTTGTTCTGTCTGGCAGTAGAAGTGGACTTCGTGACGATCGGGTCGATGCTCGTAGCAGTATTCACGGTGGCGGGGACAACGCTGACAACGGCATGGATCGGAGTCAGGAAGCTGTGCGTGTACCTGTGGGCATGGGGGGAGCCGAAAGTAACCAAGGCCATAGAAGAGCACACAGGACTAGTAGCAGACATGCGAAACAACGTGCCAGTAGTGGCGAATACAATGCAACTGTTGGCAGACACACAGCAGCAACAGTGCAAGGCCTTGGAACGACTGTCAGAAGCATCAGACAGGCACGAGCAACTGCACGCCAGAACGGGCGAGAAGCTGGAACTGATCGTCACGCAACTCAACAAGGTAGTGCCGAGGGGAGAGAGCGACGATGACAAGCAAGCAAGACAGGCGCAAGGGGATCTGATGGGCAATCGACAGGGGACGCAGGTTAAGGAGTTACGTCAAGATGCGGGGGGTCAGGAATAAGGACTTACGTCGAGGGCGATAGGGGGCAGTTGGGTCCCCCTGACGGGGGGTGATACCCGACGCGGTGCGAAGCAT